CCATTGCCTACATTGATAAGTATTTTACAAGCCAATCCTTCATTGACGGGTTCCAATGGATTAACGGTGAATTCTACGCCGAAGGCGACTATTCATTGAATGACCCAGAAGACGGTTCGGATTTAGTTTTCACACCAAATCCAGGCGCGACTCCCGCGTGTTTGCAAGCAATGGTCCAAGCTGAATCTGGATTTTAACAATACAACACACACACACACACACAAAATGAACAACGTCTATTACGCGATAGAGTCTCGGTTGACAACCAACGATCGATGGTGCTTAGAAGCCACTGACCTAAATAAGAACAGAGCGAAGCTTCGCATGAGCAACCTCCGAGATCACTATGACCCAGGGTTGCACTGGCGTTTGTCGGAGGTTTATGGTGATCTTGCTTTTGATAAGTATGCGAAAAAGGTTCTACTGACATTAGACACAAGAAATTCGCAATCCACCACAAAATGAACAACGAAACTCAACTCCTAACATTCGCTGTCGTCGCAATCATCATTGCGCTTCACCTAACTGCTTTGCTCCTCTGGATAATCTTCAACGAAACCGCCTTCTGCTAGTTGACAACCCAGAGTTCACCATTACATTGTCATACACACCATGAGAATTGAAATCGTAGAAATTACCAGTATCATCGTGGCTTCTGGCCTATCAGCAAAACCAGAATGGAACCAACGAATTGATTACGTGGCAGCCCTGCTCGCTGCTGGCGCCATCCAAAATTACACTGGTTGGTGGGAATACCCTGCAAGCTCTAGTGACGAAGAGTATCAAGGAGACGAACACGCTTGCACACAATTTGGCATCAAACCCATTGTCGAGCACGTAACCGGCTATTTCCTAGTCAATGCGGATGTCGCGCACGATCTAGCTGTGCATGGACAGAACGTCCAGGAAGACTTCGACAATGGTCTAGCGGTCTGGTGTCGAGCAGAACCAGGCCCCCTAGAAGAGTCATCAGTATTGCACGAGCTAGGCTTCGAACCGTTAAACCCGCTTGAATAATCAAAATGCACTACCTAGCACTACACCGTCATCGCTTCGTCACGTTCGCAGTTGATCGCGAGCAATGCGAAGCTGAAGCCGAGGACGCACTAAGAGAGCGATACCTTGACCAGCATCAACGCAACATCGAGCTAACCTGGCTCGATATCAGCCCAGCCACCGACGCCGCCGTTGAGTGTGCTGTAAACAATCAACTTGACGAAATCGACCTACGGGAAGACGGCGTCTATGACCTAATAGCTAACAATGGATAACACATGGCCAACCCAAATCAAGAATCACCGTCAAAGTTTGCGGATGACTCAACGAGCTTATTCCCGCCACATCGGCGTTTCAATCTACACCCTCCAATCATGGGAACAAGGAAGGCGAAACCCGTCGAAAGCACAGAAGAAGCTTTTACAGAGCTTGTTTGTATCCTCGCCGGTGTTGGAGCAGTCACCATCGGCGGAATCATAATCTACTTCCTTCTCAGAATCCTATCATGGCTAGCAACCCATTAAAAACCCTGGTCAAGTCAATGCGGCCTTTTGAGCTCCGATACTATGTAGAGCAAATGAGAATTCGTCGCGCCCTAAAATCAACCTACAAACAACAACAACAACAACAACAACAAAAACCAAACGAACCAAATGACAATAATTGAAGAAATCAATAACCACGGCACCGCAACGTTCAGTTGGAACAGCTACAAAGACGTCATCCATTGCCCGATGAAGGCGGTGTATCGTCTAGTCATGGGTCGGCAACTCAACGAAACTTCCAACTGGGATCTTGAGTTTGGTAAACTCCTTCACAAGCTCACTGAGCTACGATCAAAACAAGGAGAACAAAAAGCTTTCGACTACATCGAAGAGTTCTTTGCGAATGAAGCCAACCAACTAACTGCCGAAAACGATGAATACGGTCGCAACCAGGTCAGAGCCGAAGATATTTTCTCCCAATACTGCGAACTCTACTCACGACAACAAGAGCCCATCAGCTTGGGAGCAGAACAAGAAGTAATTATGCCCCTAGGGGAAGTTGGGTTACCTACGAGTGTTGGCTTGTTGGACATCAAAATCCAATGGAAAGGTATCCTCGATGATGTCTGGCAGCACAAAAACAAGCTTATTATCAAAGACACTAAAACATCAAAACAAGCCATGAGCGCCTCTCGTCGTGAAGGTTACGCAATATCCGGTCAGATGATGATGTATTGTTGGCTCGTAAATGAAAATTTAGCGCATGGCTCTTCACGATGCAATGATGCCGTCATCGACTTCATTACCATCAAAAAGCCACTCACCAGGAAGTCCAAGAACTCCAGCGACTCTCGTGAAGAATTCGAGCGCAGCAATTATCATTTCAGCGACGAACAGATTGACAATTTCAAAAATGGTGTTTTATTAGCCTTACAGAATTGGCTCAAGATGATCTACTCGAACCCGTTGGAACACACACCAAAAGTTGCCGATAGTTACTCATGCAAGCTTCCCTATCCGTGCCCCTATTTTGACGCTTGTTGTGCCCCGACTTGGGAGGACACCTACCGAGAAGTCACCACGAACCCTAAATTCTCTGCACGATGACAAACGAGGAATACACAGCGAGCACTAACGCACTCCTTGACAAATGCGATGAGATTGAAGCTCGCATGAACAAATTACAAATTGCTATCCAACGAGAACGAAACCTAGCACTTGACGACATCAGACGACAAGCTACCAAACGACTCAACGCACTACGACAACAAACAGGATCCTCTAATCATGAAAATCACTGACCTAATCCCTAAAGAATCCGTTGAAGCTTCAACGGACAACCCTAAACACCTACTCCTCTATGGTGGCTTCAAGCTCGGCAAATCGAGCATCGCAAGCCACATTTCACAGCACTACAACGGCCTATGGCTCGACTACGAGGACGCCAGCGATTGCCATCCGGGGCGCAAAATCAATGTTCTCGCTCGCTATCGAGAAATGAAGAAGGAAACCCCGAAGATCACCCTGATTGATTTCCTAGAGCAGCTTTTCGCCCAGCTATCAGAGTCCCAAGAATTCGACTTCATCGTCCATGACAAGCTAGACAACCTTGAACAATTCGCCGAAGTGTGGGCAACCCGCTACTACAAATCCCTACCCATGGGCAAAAACTTCGATGGTTCGACAGTTCTCCAATTGGATAAAGGAGCGGGTTACATGTATCTTCGCGAGAAGTTTAAGGCAATCTGGCGGATGATTATGCCTGCCACTAAACACCACATCTTCCTTTGCTCAATCAAAGACAAGTACATTGACAAAGGTGGAAGTGGCGCGAACGCCAGCACTGACGACATCCAACTAACCGGCAAAATACGAGAAATCGTTTGTGGCACTTGCGACGCGATCGGATTCATGTATCGTCAGAAAGACGGCAAGAACTACGTCACTTTCAAGACCAATGACCAGGGAACCTTCTGCGGTTCGCGCATCAAGCGCCTAGAAGGTAAGAAATTTCCTTTCTCATGGCTCAATAGCGAAGGCCAACTTGAAGTTGACCTCGGCCAAATCTACAACAATCTCTAAACGAGAGACAAAACAGAAACAAAAACAGAAACAAACAGAAAAACTATGACAGAAGAAGAAATCCAAGCACTTCGCGAACAAACTCAAGATATCGCGAATGAAGAAGCGAGCACCAGCAGTGAAGAAGATCTCCACGTTCAACTGAGAACTCCGGTCTTTGCTGCTGGTCAAGTCAAACGTGCGCGTGTTTTTAAAGTGTCCACGGACACCGACGGACAATCTGAGAGTGGTCTTGTTGTGTTAGTGACCTATGAGGTCTTGGAAGAGACCACCGACGTCAATGGGCGAGAATACGCGCCCGGTCAATATGTGACAAGCCGCTTGACGATCAACAGCACTCATGAAAGCTCAGCGGAAACTATCCAGAAAATCGGGCGTCAACAGCTCTGCCAATTTGCTATGGCAACAGGAGCAATTCCCTACAGTGACACCGGCAATTGGACGGAAGCTCTCAGCGCGGTCGCTGACACGGTTGACAAAGAAGTCATGCTCGCCTTCAGCACACGAGAAGACAAGAAGAAGAAAAACGAAAAAGGAGAACCAATTCTCTACCAAACCTTGTCACCACGAACCGTCGACAGCAACAACTAAAGACACTAACCATGGAACTCTCACCCGAAGACATTCTCGCGGAAGCTTACAAGCTTACAACCGGAGACCGCAATCACGATTACGGCGATTGTCATCCAGACTTCTCCAAGATCGCTGACCTCTGGCAATCACTCTTCGGGTGGGAAGTTTCCCCTACCGACGTGGCCCGTGCAATGATCTGCTTGAAACTCTCACGGAGCACTCACAGAGCAAAGCGAGACAATTGGGTAGACATTGCGGGCTATGCTCGGTGTGGTCACATCTGTGACACAGCAGAGAACAACACAAATGAATCAAACGAGCCACCATTCTAAAATGAAAACATCAAAAATACCCTGGAAACCTTTCCCCCACGACGATCCTAGTAAAGTAGGAACTGACGAACTGTTGATTCGAGTCGTTGTTGATTGTGAAGTGGAGTGGTATGAAGCAGAGATAGTCTTCTATGAAAGTCTAGGAGGATTTGAAGACGGTGACCCACCCAGCGGTTGGTTCGCCTTATTCGATGGCCCTCTGATACCAATCTCAAACATCACACACTATTGCATTCCATCGACGGAGGTAGATGATGAGTGACAACTTAGAGTGTCCATACTGCGAGAAGTGGTTTGAAGTGTGCCAGGATGACGGCCACTTGTGTGAAGAGGATGAATTGTATCACGAGGAGTGCCCCCACTGCGAAAAGACGTTTCTTGCAACGGTCAGTTGGATCCCTGTTTTTTACGGGGAGCAGGCGGACTGCCTGAACGGGGCCGAACACAAACCAAAAGAGGTTGTGATATACCCCAAGCCATCGACGCCTCGAATTGTTTGCAAGGATTGCGGAAAGGTGTTGCAACAGGAGGTGTGGAAAGATGACTAACCTAAAACTATCTCCATGCCCAAACTGTGGAACGGATGTCAAGCATGGTCAGAGGATGCCTGAGATGATTTGGTGCCCGAATTGTGCATACGTGCAACTGTCCAGCGACGAGGAAACATGTATAGCCAACCACGAACGCCTTGCCGGGGTGTGTGAGTGGAGACACTTACTCCACGATAGTAAGAGAGATGTTGTAGGATATTTAACGGGTTGCGGTAACCAATTTATGGTATGCCATGAAGATTCGAAGGATTTAAAACACTGCCCCGATTGTGGGAAGAAAGTGGAGGTGAAGTAATGAATATTCCAGAAAGAACTGAAACAAGCCAAATAACTTACAATGCAGGGGATGATCTAACAGGTAAGATCCGGTCCACCTTAGCCGGTATGCGGGTTCGAGTCCCGCTCCCCCGCCCAATTTAACCAACAGAAACACACAGAAATACATAGAAGGAGAAACCAATGAACGTCGAAGTAAAACAAGAAATGATCGAGCAGGCCATCACGAGCCTTGTGCAAAAAGGTGTTGAGCAGGCAATTAGGTCCTACTCTGTGGAGGAAACCGTCAAAGCCCGCCTAGCATTGGCGTTTGAGGACGGCAATTTAGCAGATGCCATCAAAGATGGTGTAGCCAAAGTCAATACTGATCACATTACCCAAGCCATCGCGCTCCAACTGCAACGGTCAGCAACCCACATGGTCAGCGAAGTGCTTGCCTCAAGCATGGTTGATGTCATCGCAAAATTGCGCGGTATCAGTGAATATTCAGATGAAGGAGAAGCAGAACGAAAAAGACTCACCGAAGAATTCAGACTAAGCCTTCGTGAAGCACGAAAGGGGGACGCATGAGTTACGAACTAAGAAAACAACTCGGAGAATTCGAAACAGACGAACAATGGGACGCTCCCATAGACAAGTTTGTCTCAGATAACAAAGGACGGTTCAAGAAAGCCCTCGAAGAGGTATTCCAGGAAGTTTTTGACGAACACCACGATTGGCTTGAAAGCAACGCGCCAGCCAATATTCAAGGCGCAGCTGTAGAGCGAGCCAAGAAACTGCTGACTGCCGTCTTGGAAGGTGACGAAGAGGCCGCATCAGCTTTGTTTGAGTGTGGGGACTCGGGCAGGTATAGACAGATTGGCTGGGACAAAGGAACACCTTACGCATGTAGTATTCACGGCAAACTTCACTTAACCCCTAGGCAGAAACTTCGGGAAGCCCTCGTTGAGAAACACGCGGAACTCCTCAAAAACGAGCGCATCCTGGATCTTGAATCGCAGGTCGAAGGCTTACGCCAGCAAATCGTGAAAGCCAACGAACGACTAGAGAAGTTAGGGTCTTGCGGAGTTTAACAATCAACAATAGAAAAATAACAGTATGACAACCCACAAATGGCAACACATGGACGACGCGCCCTATGACGGCACTAAAATCGTAGGTAAATATGGAGATGCGGAGTGCCTAGTGTTCTGGTCCGAACAGAGAACTTGAGCGGGCTGGGGAAATGGGGCTTACCCCATGCTTGGCTCAGGTTGGGCCAGCGCGGAAGAAGGAATTTACAACTACAGAATGGACGACCCCGAAATGTGGCGTCCTCAAGATTAGCAACACACAGAAATAATAGTATGAAACTAACAGGAGAAGACAACAACGGAGTCAAATGGACAGGTGAATTGACACCCATTGAAGATACAATCAGAGTGGGGACGCCGCCAGCAATAGGCACCGGCACACCCCAACGAATAGGCAACACGCTCTACCCGGAAGCCACAGAAGCTTCCTTGACGAGAGCAGTAGAAGCGAGCTGGGCCTATTACCGCCAGCAATACGAGAACTTCAACATGGATGGCTTGGGCAATGTGCCCGATGAAGCCCATGCCCGAAGTCAAGGAGCAAAGGCACTTGCGATCGAGTTACCACCAGGAGAAATCAGACTCACCGAAGATCTCTACTGGCCTGCCATGATTCCTATGCGATCAAATGCTGATTTCGCTGGGGCAACGTTGCGGATGCAAGAGGGTTCGCGTTTGTGTCTTTTAGGTATCATCGACACCGACTTTGGTGAGGTCTCCCCCTTCGGAGGCGGAATCTCAGGGGTCCAATTTGCAAAGACAGGGGGTTCTCATGTAGTCCGGCTCTTGGGCACCTTCCAAGATCTTCGTCTAGTGAACATCCACACCGTCACGAGTATGGAAAATGGTGTTGACCTTTTTCATGCCAGATCTCAAGGCGTTGCTTTCCCTTCACCATACGGACTAGTTTCCAATAGCTCCAACCCCCACATCAAAGAACTCGAAATCATAGGAGGCCAGTTCGAAAGTCGTGGCAAGAATGCAACCTCCATACGCTTGATTGCTCCCAAACGTAGCACAATCAATGGGGCAAGGTTCATCTACGGAGACCTGGGAATTGCCGCAACAGAAGCTGACGAGTTCAGTGTCC